AACTGATGTAATAGACTGTGAAATTGTATGTTCGTCCCCATCGTCATCTGTTACTGTTAATTGTACATTATACGTACCAGCACTTACAAATGAGTGATTTGGGTTCTGGACTGACGATGTATTCGTATCATCAAAATCCCATAGCCAATTTGTAATTGTACCATCGCTATCTGTACTTAGATCTGTAAACACACAATCTAAATCTGTAATTATATAAGAAAAGTTTGATGTGGGTGCTATATTGGCTATTACTGTAATACTTTGTGATGTTGTATTAATTACTCCATCGTCATCAGTAACAGTTAATGATACATTATATATTCCTTCTACTGCAAATGTGTGATTTGGGTTCTGGACTGCTGATGTATTTGTATCATCGAAATCCCATAGCCAATTTATAATTGTTCCGTCACCATCTGTGCTTAAATCTGTGAAGGTGCATTCTAGGTGATTAGTTGTGTGTGAAAAATCAGCATTGGGTGCTAAATTGGCTACTACTATAATCAATTGTGATGATGTATCTGTTGCTCCGTCGTCATCTGTTACTGTTAATTGAACATTATATGTTCCGTTGCTTGTAAATAAGTGTGTCGGATGTTGATCAATTGATGTAAATGTATCATCAAAATCCCATTCGTATGCTACAACTGTGCCATCTCCATCTGTACTTGTATCTGTAAAAGTACATTCTAGATGATCGGCCACATACGAAAAGTTTGCTGTAGGTGGTACGTTTGGCAACGGTACAAATGGTGATGTGAATGGTGCTATGTGTTTTGCTTTGTAGCTTTGGCTATTTTTATTAGTTGTCGATGTGCCGGATCCAGCACTGGTTGAATCTGCTAAGCCATTCATATTATATAGTAATGTATCCGAGAAAGAAACGTCTGTGGCGCCGTATTGATCTAATAAAGACATTGGATTGACATCTTGTAAAATTGCTGCATCGATTATAAATTGGGTGGTGGTGGCTGCTACATCGTTAGACATGCCTTTGTCTATAAAGTATGCTTTTATTATGCCATACCTGAAAGTAGTGGTCATTATCCATTTCCGCCTTCATCGTCTTCACTTGCGCTTTGGCCGGCTTCATTAATAGACGAACTAACACTTTCGATAGCTTCTGATACAAATGACTGTACAAGTTGCCCCGATATATTATTTCCGTAATTCTTAACGGAGTTTTTAAATTGTTTAACGGGGTTTGGATTTAACTTGAAATTGCCTGTGGTTAATCCACGAACTAATGTTGATTGTAAATTTCCTGTGAAGTCACTTACTATATCGTCGGTAATTTTTTTAAATGCTTTGTCAAATATCGAACCCTCTTTTGATCCTTTGCCTTGTCCCACAAGTAAAGGATTTCCGTTATCGGGGCTTCTTGCTGGCATATTTGTTTTTAATCTCGATGGTACATCTCTTTTAGCAGTAGCATCATTAAACAATCGTGTTTCGCCATATATTACATTTTCGTATTCTAATGTAAATGATAATTGCATTATGCTTGTGCCGTCTTCGTAGTTAATTGAATCGTGTCTAAATGCTGCTATTTTAGGTTTTATTAAAATAACTTTATCGTATAATTTGCCACGGCTATAAAATAATTCTATACTCTCGAAGAATGGTGCGTCAACTGCATTTAATCCGTGTCTGGTGTAAAATTCTGGATTAATTGCTTCAATTACATCTTTTGACTGTGGTAGTTTTGCGCCTTGATTCTTTTCATTGGAGTTTTCTTTAAACATATCCTTGTGGTTGGCATCTGCGCCATCTTTATAATAATAATTATAATATCTTTTCCAAAAGTCTAATGTTTTTCCATCTGCAACATCGTGTATTACGATATTAATTTTATCAAAATCGATTCTCTTTTGTATTACACGTTTTTTATTGTATTGATTTATTGTAGCCGTTTCTATATTCATAGAAGGATAGTCAGCAGTTTTAACTAATGCTGCTATGGGTTGTGTATTATATTTTACAGGGTCTGATAAATTAAATCTGATAAAATGTTCAAATTTAAGTTTAGGGTATGCGTTTAAGAATTTTGAGTTGTTGAGACCGAAAACAGTATTTACGTGGTCTGGACCACGTAAATACCCTTGTCCTTTTCCTATGCCGCCGAGTACATCACTAAGAAAACCCATATAGGCCTCCTATTAACCGAATGTAGTTCCGCCTGTTGGACTACCCTCGTTTGGCATTGGATCGCCACCAACTACTGTACCGTCGTTAGTGTTAGGTCCTGCTACTTGTGTAGCGTTATCAAATCTAACTGACAATGTAACTTCCATTGCATCGTTTGATTCATACGCATGTTCGCCGTATGCTACAGAAGTTAACCAACATCCTTCTAAGTTCCACTGCTCTAGTGCATCGTTATCTGTGCCGTCTAGTACATGGATTTGCATTGTAAATTTATAGTTGATACCTGCTACTGCCGCTGTCTGTTCAAAGTGATTAAACTGCTTCTGCAATTGTGCGCCTGTTGCTGATGCAACTGCCGATGTAATATCGTCACGTACTTTAAGTTCTAGCGGTTCCCAATCTGCCTTGCCACCGATATAACCAATTGAGTTATATGCATGTAATGCAACTTCTTCTTGCTTGAATGACGGACGTCCCACAGAAATAACATTTTGTGTCATTTCACGTAAGTTATTGCCATTGCCGAAGCTGTTAAGTACTATACGAAAACGATACGATTGCTTAGGATGTAATATACCTAATTTTGCACCGTTTAGCGGTACTCCGAATTTGTCTAATGTTGCCATTGTTTACTCCTATTCATTTATTATATTTATCACTTTCGTCGTATTTTATTTTCGTGATATTTATTTATACAACTGTATTTATCGTTTGAGGTTTGTTTTTTGAAAAAAAGGGAGACCGAAGTCTCCCAAATGTTATAATTATTATATTATAATTATTATGCTAAATCTTCTCCCGAATTTCTTATACGAATTGGAATGTTAATAAACTCAATAGCCTTAACAGGTTGTATTGCGATATCAATCCAAAGTTCGTTACGGTCAATTCTAGTTCCTGTGTTATTGCTTTCATCACATACTACTAAGAAGTCATAAAGACCACGTAAAGTAATAAGTTCAGCTAAGAATCTATCAAAAGAATCTTTAACATTCGATCTTGTAGACTGATCGTTTGGCTCAAACAAGAATGGACGAGCAAGCTGTTCTGCTTGGTAACGTATGTAGTTGATTAAACGTGCTACGTTAATTCTATCCATTGCTGAAGAAACAGGATTACGTGTCTTTTGTCCATATACTACTAAACCGCTGCCTGGAATAAATGTAATTGGGTTTACGCCATTTGTATATAATACGTCACGTTGTCCTTCGTGTAACTGAATTGAAACAAACTCTTCTTCAGCATCTAAGTAACCGACTGCTTCTGCATTTTGTACTCTACCACGTTGTAAACCTGCTGGTGCAAACCATTGGTAAGCAACTTGGTCGTTGTATGCCATAGTACGTAACATAATGTGACTTGCTGGTTGTACAACATTTTCACCGTCTATGTTAGTAGTTAAACATGCTGGGTAGTAAATACCTACGTACGGATCTGCAACTACTAAACCGTCGGCGTCAACCATGCTAAACGAATCATCTGATGCTGTTGCCCAGTTTTGTAATTCTGTACCGGACGATTGTAAACGCATAGGTGCTTCAGTAATAATAAAGCCTTTTTCTTTTCTGTCTACATTAAGTTCTACTAGTTGTGATGTACATTCAATATAGTTTGGTGCTGACATCAAGTTAAATACGTTTGCTTCTGAACGAATTTCATCATTATCTATAATTGATGCTTTTAATGCTTCTACAACTAGCTGACGTTGTGCATTGCGACCCGATAGTAAAGAACCATCTTGTGCGTTGCCGCTAACAGATACCCAACGATCGCCAATTAATGTGCCTTCAAATGTGTAACCAGGAGTCCATTCTTTAACGTTTGTTGTGCTGTAACGTGTGTTCCAAAGTAACATACCTTTTGGATATAAATCACCATTTGGAGCATCTGCGTCTAGTGCTGTAACTGCCTGTGTAGAATCTACTCTTGCGTCTGCAAATACTATGCCTGCTGGTGTGCTTTGATCTGTATTATCTATTTCTCTCCAATATGGTGTTGTAACATGATAAGTCCACTGGTACATCACTGGGTATATATTTGTTTGATCAGTATCTACCCATATATCACCAAATTCTGGTGTGGTTGGGGCAGATGGCTGTTTATGAATTAATATATTTGCGTTTGGTGTTCCAGAAGGTTCGAATGAATAATCTACAAGGTGTACCCAATCGCCTGATGCAGTATTAATCATTATGTCTACTTCTAAATCGTTGTTATACCATAATGTACCTGCTACTGCATCTGAGGTAGGAGCTGCAGAACCTGCTGTATAAGATAGTAATTCCCATAGTGCTGTTACGATATTATAACGCATAAGTAGGAATTCTTCGTTTGTTTCGCCGTAATTAATATACAACGAACCATCTTCTAGTGATGTGCCGTAATATGATGTTGCTAATACATCTGTTTCGAACGCTGGTGCGTCTTGCATAGTCCATGCGCCGATGCCCGAATCCCATAATTTAATGCCTAAGCTAAATTCGTTAGCATTAATCCACGAATCTTCTGGATTAACATCATCTAATGCTCCGCCGCCGTCTTGTGTAGTTGGATATACTTTCTTAACCTGGTAATCCCATTGTCCTGCACTTGCAGAAATTTTGATCCAAGATCCGCTGTAACGATAAAGTGTTACGACTGTATCTGTAACTTCAACTGCATAATCGCCTTGGAATGCACCTGGAGTTGGTTCAGGCGGTAATGTTCCTGCATCGTCTGTTACGTATGTTGGCTGTTGTGAAACCCAAACATCGTCTATCCATGAATAAATACCATATGTATTATCTTCAGTATCTAACCAATATGTGCCATCGGCTGGATTACTACGAGGGGCGTCATTAAGTGGTTGTAGTTCGCCTAGGTCTAAATCGCCACGTACAATATATGCACGGTTTGCGTTACCTAAGTATGAGTATGCTGCTAATAAGCCATGTTCATTAAGCTCATTACCGTGTTGACTCGAACCGTCTACTACATTAAAGTTTGGTGTGCCGAATGTTTGTAATAATTCACGTTGGCTAGTCATTAAATATAACTTTCCTGCATTTGCTTTAGTTGTTCCTGTGGCAATTGCATCGCCTGCGGAATTTAATTTGTCTTGCTCGGTGGCAATAAATATTAATGGAACTGTGCCTGGACCTGATGATATATAGAAACTCTCGTCTGTTACTGTTACATTAATTCCTGGTGATACTAGTGGTGGCATTTTAATTCTCCTTGTTGTTTGTTTACCTAACACTTACCTTTGTTTTTTAGGTTTTTTAGTGATAGATGATAAATAAAACCCTTTTACCTTCTTATTATTTATCGAAGATAAATAAATATACCATGGATATAAACACTAATCCCATTATTATTCACAGTATTCCTAAACTTAAAGGTTTTGCGGGGAGACATCATAGTGAAAATACTAAAAAGAAGATCAGCGATTCTAAGAAAGGTGTGCCGAATATGAGAAATAGAAAATGCGACCCAAGCCGCATTTTGGAGGATTGTGAAGGTGGTATGACGGTCACCGAGCTTGCCACTAAGTATGGTGTATCACGAAAAACTATATATCGTTATTTAGACCAGAGTTAATTGTGGCTTTGATGTTATACCGTTTTGCACTGCATTCACATCATCAAATAAAGATTCAAAGGAACTATTGTTTGGAAGAGTATAATCGGTCTCTGTTCCTGCCCAGGCCCACTCCGACTCATGTACTTCGTTATACTTAACTTGCATAACATGCAATGCATCTGCATTACCTTCGTTGGCTGCAACTGCTATCTCTTGCCAATCTGGGTCTGCTCCTCTGGTTACCTGTATTAATATGCCGCCAGCGTCTTGAATCAATTTGATTTCATTTGGAAATCTTACGTCACTGATTACGATATCACCTTCTGCTTTTTCTAGTCTATGTTCTAAACTGGAAAGCCACAGGCCATCGTAGAATTGTTTTCTTAGGATGTTTGTTCCGAGATATTGTAAGGCGTATCGTGGGCTCCATTCCATTTCTAGCTTCTTGCTCCAGAATGGATCGGGGATTTCTCGTTCTGCTCTTGCTTCGGGTGTGCTACCTTCTAGCATTGTTCTGTCCCAGTTAAATATAACTGAGCAGGCATCTTTGAGTGATGCTGCAAAACTTTCTTTCTTGTAACCGTAGTTTTCGACTAAATAATCAGCGATAGTATCCTTCCCCGCTCCTTTTAGTCCTAGTACTCCAATAATCATAACTTCTCCTTGTTAATAGAGTTATTATAACATGAATTTCGGTGGGTTGTCAAGTATTAATATATGAATTCGGAAAGTAACTTGTATTTGATATTAAGTGCGTTGCACATTAGCATCACTTCTTTTAGGCATTCGTTTTGTCCGCCTCCGCATAGGTAGAATGGGCTCATGCTCTTTAATTTGTCAAAGCCGTTTAGTTCCATTATGGAGATGCCGTTTGTTATCCACTCTATATTATCTTCGCCAAATGCTTCTAATTGTCGATCGTAATCTTCGTCGAATAACATTCTGCTATCATTTACGCCTTGTCTAAACATTTCACGTATTACAGCAATAATGTCGTGGTCGCTTGCACCGGTGTCCATTGCTTCACGGAGATTGCCATAGCCTTTATCAAACCATGTAAGGCTTTCGATTGTATCTTCTTCCATTCCTATGCGCCACCAAAACTCTTTAATTTCTTGTAGCGTATCCTCGGATACACCGGTATCTTCTGCATTTACATACATTAGTGTTTCGCCGGTTCTTTTTTCAATTAATCTTGCTAGTTTTTGTCCAAAATTAATGTGGTATGAATAGGCAGGTTGTACGTCGACTACAACTAGTGGCTTGTTTATTAAACTTTCGTTTAATTGTTTAATTTCGTCTAATCTCATCTGAACGTTTCCTTGTAATATATTCTAACTGGCATAACTGGTATATTTAGTTTCTTTGCAATGCTTAGGCGGTGATTACCTTCGCCCATTATTGCTGTTACTGTGCCATTTTTATCTCTGTTTAATGTTACTACGCCTGCGGATGTAATTCCATTCTTTTTAATATCTGCTTCCATCTCCGCCATTTCTTCGGCAGTGTTCTTGCCGGTAAAGCCGTCTATCATTTCTCTA